AGCTGTCTTGATGATATCCATACTAGGACAGATGTATTCTGCCAGACCACATCCCATATCCTCCTCAGGACGTGCGTAGTATGTGTTGGTGACTTCCGAAGGGATATAAAGGAAGATATGACGTTCAATGTTAGGATGTTCTTTAATCCTGTCACTGATCTTATCATACCATTGCTTATTATGCTCAACAGAAATTAGATATTGGCCATCCTTAAGATTATCCAAGAAATAAAGTGTAGAACCACCGCAACCCCACTCAACCATTGTTCCATTCTCTGGAAGAAGACCCATGATATAAGATGGTTCAGCCTCCGTCATTTGGATCTCAATCTCACCAAGCTGTGATTTATAATATGCGGTACTCATATATTACTTTCTCTTGCTTAGTTTATCAAGCTGTGACATATCCTTGATTGACTTCTGTGGAGGTGACGCTTGACCACCCTTCTTCAACTGACCAACATCAGCAGTTGCAGATGCACCAATCTGAGCAAGATCAACCAATGAACCACCGAAGACATACATGCCAACGTGTTGCAACTGCATCCATGGGCACAACCACACCTTCATACCAGCATTACGTACCCACTGACAGAACATGTAGTCTTCAGACAGATAACGTTCTGAGTATTCTGGACGATCACGAGCAGTACTCTTCGAGTCCTGAATGAACTCAATCAGCTCTTGGCTTGTTGCATCTGGCTTATTTTCGATGAACGCCTTGAGTTCAGGTACAAGTTGCGCACGCTTTGCATCAATTGGAGTATCAAAGAATGCCATGATATAGCGACTACCGTCAAAATGTTCGGTACGAACATGGTCAGGCTTGTACAGTTGCTGGGGATACGCATCCTGGAACTTCTCGAAGGTGTTACGACGGATCATCATGAACCCGGTACCAGCTTCGAGAACTTCAACCGGTTCACCAAGTGGAATTTCAGCACGATCACCGGCTGGGTTGAAGACGTAGTCACCTACATACTTTTCAAGAGTGTTAGGATCTTCGTCTGCAAATCCCTTATCAACTGCCATTTTGATCTTTTCCCAACTGATGCACTTCTTGGGATAAGGACCTGCAATGATATCGTAGTTATCATCATCAGGATTCTCTGACTGTAGAGCCATCAGAGCGATAACATCATTGGCGTTGAAACCAATGTCAGAGTCGATGAACATCAGATGGGTATCACCCGAACGCATAAACTCATCAGCACAGTAGTTACGTGCACGAGTAATCAGCGACTCATTGAACAGAAAGTAGAATCGAACCTGAATTCCATAGTGGGTGCAGAGAGCCGAGAGATCGGCGATCGAGCGGGCAAACATGCCCTGGCACTGACCACCATACATAGGTGCAGCGATGAAAAGCTTTCGTTCACGAAGCTTCTCAATTGGTACGTTGATTTCAATTCCCATAATTAATCCTTGTTTTCATTATCATGAACGTTGAGTTGGATAATGGCGTAATGAATAACCTTCATGAGGTCCTTACGCCATTCTGCTGGATCACCCTTACGACCATAGCGTTGGGTGTATTTCATCATATTCCCAATATTGAAGCCGGTTCCATGACCTGCATCAATGATGAATTCTGTTGCTTGATATTTGTTTTGGGAATAGTGCTGACCATAGGTAGCATCGATGTAAGACTGAATCTCTTTGATTGATTCGCCTTCGTTATATTTATACTCGATATTATAGGGCTGCTGATTTAAAATGCCAGATGGAATTAAAATATTTTTCATTATATAAAAAAGTCCTCTATAGTTATGGGTTTAGTTTCAGGTAATCCAGACCATTTCCTTCCTTGCCAATGTGGATATGATGCTCGTGAAAGATGGACTGACTTGGGTTTCTCCATGTGAGCAAAGTCAAGTTCACCATTGTCATTCTTTAGATAGTCAGTCCACTCAATGAAGTTAACATGACTAGACGTGCACTGTGTCTTCATCTCATTCTTGAAGATCAGACGAACTGTCTCACGACTTGCCCAGTCACCAAAGAACGGAGTACCCTTGTAGTAACCAGTCTTAGGAAGTGCACGAGACTCATTCTCGACAGGAAGTAGTTCATATGCATATACTTTATCAATATCAAGGTTGAACAACTGGTTATAATATTTGCGTGCGAGAGCCCTTGTTGCTTCTTCGGGATGAGTCTGACGCATCAGGTGGTGACGCAGATCGATGTTACCGAAGTAGAACTCAGCAACCTTACTATCGGGCTGGATAAAGGTATTTAGTCCTTGACTAAGTGCACCGTGTAGCGTCTTAAATGGAACCGAGTTGACATGCCAACCTGGTCGATACATGCAGATAGCATGACTATCGCCGGCGACCACATTGCCCGTATGTGTAATATTCTTGATAGTTATGGCTGTATTCTCGATACGCTTTAGATTTTCCCAGTCAACCTTTACCCAGTCAGGATGGATCTCGCCCTTCATACGTGGCTGAAGCATCTCTGAGTACTTAGGATGATCGATCCACAGAGAATATACCCTGCCCTTGAACTGTGAGTATCGGATCAGGTTGTCGATACCACCATAGTTCTTCATGCCACCGAATAGGTTGAGAGATCCACCCCAGTCATTGCCGTGGTAGACGCAGATCTCACCAAAGGAATTGATGTCAGGATGAATGTCACCGGTACGATCTAGGTGCACATCGTATCCAACCTCCTCCAACTGGTTCGCATAGATCGCCGCCTGAGCAGCACGATGCGAATGGATGTTGGAGGAGACATGGGTGAATGGGGAGGTGACGAGCGTTCTCATATTATTCACTATACATCAAGGGCGGCATAATGTACATCATTTTTTGGCCAATCACGGTAACTATTTACGCGATCGTAAATGGTAGGATCATTCAGAACTGGTTCTGATCCTACGTTCCAGAATAGGATGTTCCTGCCGGTATTCTTAGGAATGTACTTCCATACCTTACCATCATACGTATCTATGCAAGGAAATGGTGGAAGGTTGCCAGCCTTCTCACTCTGTTGGAAAGGCATCGGTTCAGAGATAACATTGGCGCGGCCAAGTTCACCAGCCTTCAGGTTACGTGACACAGCAACCGAATGGAACTTGGCATTCGGCCATGCAATCTGCATTGCTCTCGAAAGAACGCCGGTCGAGATGGCAACATAAACCTCATCAGGTTCTGGGATCTTAGATGCAGCCTTGACGATACCGGCAGTCACAAGTTCATGCTTTAGACCAAGAGGGACAAAGAATGCATCATCCTGTGTATTAGCCCAGTCACTGGCAATCTTGTTTAGGTTCGGCATTGCAGCAATACGATGGAACGATGCCTCTGCACCACGCTCAATGCAACATGCCTGATGGTGCGAGATTCTCTTGGCAGAAGGCATGAATAGCTTGACCTTCTTATCATAACGTTTGGCAACATCAAGGATAGAGACACCGGCAAGACCTGTACGTGGCTGGACATACACAATAGTCGACTGATTGATTTTTGACATCAGACAGTCACCACCGCGTACCTTGGTTCCTGTGATAAGATCATCACGGACACACCGAACACCGTCGTGAACCGTAACGACAGGATCAGGATAAGGATCAGACCATGTTCCGGCCAGTTCTAGATAAAAATCCTTGGCACCTTGCCAACTACGATATCCAACATCCTTGTTATAACCATCTACAACATGTTTATCATGACTCATGCCATATTCCTTACCAGTTGTTTGTACTGATCCACACTCAGACCAGCTTTATCTATTATATAGCCGTCTGATGGGTGGTTGGTCATTCCATTAAACGTATCTACTAAGCCCAGATCAAGCATCGCTCTTTGCCGTCCGTAAGGATGGTCCTTAATTCTGCAAGAAGACCACACGGAATCAAAGCATAGATGATTGTAGTCTGATCCTGGTTTGACATAGTTTTCAACCCATCGGATGAAATCGCAACAGACGTCTTCTGCATCATAGGGATAGGCACCTGTATCGGCATAGATCTTCTCCATAACGTTATCCAGGAATACTTCCTGCTTCACTCTGTTAGTATTGATTGCTAGATACGAGATACACTCAACAGCATTCGTACCGTAGTAGAACATGCTTTCCTTGTTGACATACTGAGGATACCAGTCAGCAATATCAGCAATGAATGCAGCGTACTGGAATCGATAGACACGAAGGCCATGTCTTTGGTTCCAAGCAAACATCCATTCACCGATCTCACGAAGATCCCTCTTGGCATTAGATCCTTCAAGCCACCCAGCTAGTTCACGACAAAGCTTCGGTGCAAACTCAGACAAGTAGTAATCGCCGGCCTTCCTATAGTTCTTACCCTCAGGAATCTTAGGGAAAGCTGGGAACTGATATCCTACCGACGTATAGAATGGATATGGATAATTGTTCAACCGACGAACCATGTCTTCGATTGAATTGCATTCGTATAAGTGTGGAAGGATTGTGTTGTGGTATCCAGACGGCTTTTTCGAGTAATTAATGCCAGACCCAGTGATGCGATGTAACAGAAAGACATAAAGCCATTCTGGGAGGCTAAAATAAGTGTGCCTGCCTGTCCAATCGCGGGCAATGTACCCACGTTCGCGCGTATGGAGTCCCTGTTCCATCTTGTGCCAGTATGGATGTTCAGGAGTCCAACCATAGAACACATCGTTTACGATCTGAGAAAAGCCGGCAAACTTACGGTTGACTACATCATAGAGTTCTACATTTTCAAGAAGGTTATCGGCCATGGCCGACTCCTTATATGGAATCGTGCCTAGGTTACACTTGGCCTGTTGGTCCTTGGCCAGTTCAAAGTATCGAAGATACTCGTCATAGTATTGTGTGGTTTCCATTATTCTTCTTCATGACACAGGAACATCACACTGGCTTCCCTGAACATCTTTTCAGTTGTCTTCATAGATGTCCTCCAGGTATCAGAGATATTCTTAGGATGTTCCATGATAACCTTGGTGATTCCTACCTGAATGATACCCTTGGCACACTCAGAACACACAGGAAGGCCAACAACATATAGTGTAGCACCATCAAGTGATACGCCGTTATGACATGCATTGTAGATTGCATTCATCTCACCATGCACAACGTACTTGTACTTCTCCTCACGATCATTATATCGATCGTCAGTGTCCTTGATGCCGCGAGGAAACCCGTTGTATCCCTGACTGAGGATCTGACCCTTAGAACCAACAGCAACGGCTCCAACCTTTACCGATGGATCCTTTGACCAGGTAGCAACTTCCTTGGCCATATCAAGGTAACGGCGTGTCCACTTGTTCATTACTTCACCATATCAAAATGACGTTCATATACGTGGAGGTTGCCGACATTCCAGATGATCTTAGGTTCACGAACTAGTTGTAGATCGTCACACAGCCGGTCGGCAACATAATTCTGCCATGCATAGTCATTACGATACCCAAAGACGACGTCATTAGAACGCATCTGAACTACAACAATCAACCGTTCATCACGGATCATATATTGAACGGCATTGGTGCACATAAAGTCTGACATGCCATTTTCATTATAATCTTCCCACATACTAGGCCGAGTATAGATCATCACAGCACGACGACTATTAGGATTAGTATGCAGCTCGTTAAGGACGTTTAGATACTGCAGCCCGTTATTTTTATGATAGATTGCCCAACCATAGTTAGAGTTGATCTTACCTTCAGTAGAGGCAACCTGTTCCCAGATGGCAGGAGTCTTACCAGGAATATCCTTGACGTACAGAGACATCGACTTGTACCAATCGAGCTCACGCTCTACGTACTCTTCATTGACTTCGCCAAAGATAGTCGGTTGGTCTGCTTCGAAGTTTGCACCGATCATCTCAATAGTCTTGACACCGGTCTTATCGATGACAAAGTTCTCAGCAGCAAGCTCGTTGATGAAGTGCTGACGAATGTCGGAAACCTTAAGCATTATGCCATCTCCAAATATACGGTGTATCGACCTTTGTTATTTCCATTGGTTGACCTCGTTGACTTTTTGATCTGATACACCCAGTTATGAATAGTATTCTTTATAACATCATGTTTAATAACAAGATCTTTAGTCAGACTTTTTTCATCTATGCTGCTAAAATGGTGAGGAGGAAGCATGTCAACAGACCACTGATTGTCATGAACTCGGGCTGATATGATGTTAGTATATAGTCCATCTTCAACAGCCAACTTAGTCAGTTTAACACAGCGGTTTGGCCAATAACAACCAAATGATGGATAATCTGATAAATCAAATTTAACTCTGCTCATCTTACTTTACCACCTTAAGCCGGTTGAGATAATCACGAGTTACTGACTGACCTTCCATCTTGCCGCGGATATACGACACGGCAAAGCTGGCATAGTTGATCAGATCTTTGTAGGTATCTTCGAGAGACTCAAAGTTTGCAGTCTCGCCAGACTCAAGAAGAGACTGTGCACGAAGCATCTTGCCATGCATTGTATCGTGGATCGAGTCGACACCACGGCGATAGTGCATTGCCTGAAGTACGTTCGAGTTAGGGTTCTGATAGTCCTGAGACTTCTTGAGTTGCAGTTCGATGCATTCGCGCAGGACTTTTACTGATTCACGTTCATTAGTCATAATATATCCTTCTTATGCAAATACTTTTTGGTATTGACTATGTAACTCTACCACGCTTTTGATTTCTTGTACATCATTAATTTGCTTAAGTGAAGAACAAATTTTATATCCAAAAGATATGGCTTCGGACTGAGTTTTAAATGATGCACATCCTTTACCACACCAATCACTGTGTTTTTTGCCATTCGGCATATAATTACTAACTGCAAATCGTGTAACATACTTGTTAGTACCTTTACGATAGTAGCAGTTAAATTTTTGATTTCCACCGTCCTGGGTGGCTCCATAATAATGGTTAGAAATTTTCATAATATAATATCCTTATTGCTTGTACGAAGAGATAGAAAGGTCATACATTTCACTAATCTTTTCAGGATTAGTAATCGTCCGGACCTTCTTCATTTTTGTCAGATCATACATGCGCATGTCTGCATTACGTGGACCAAAATTATTAACAACGAAGAAACTATCAGGAGTTGCTTCATAGATAGCAATATGTTCATCACGAGCTGTAGGATTTGATACGAAAAACAGTTTATCTGCTGTATCGGCTTTATACCATTGAGAACGTTCTAATGGCATTGCACAGTGCTTTCGAATAACCGTGCGGACTTTAACTTCTACCTTTGTGTCATCGGCTATGATATCTTTATGCATATCATACATGTTACTACTAAAGGTTACATTTTTATATTCACCCGAATCGATTAGATAGTCAATTACAAGTCGTTCGCCGAGTGCACCTGTTTTTACGATATTAGTCATAATATTTCCTTGATTTTAGATTGTTGATTTTAGATTTAAGGTTCTACGCAAAATTAAATTCGACTATAGTGTTTATTCCAACCCGAGTCGGTGACCCGAAGGCCTTCGGATGCAAGAAGTGGACGCCACATAGATTCGCACACATACTTAGAGGTGTTTGCATTTTGGATATCATAGATAAGACGATTAACTGCTGCAGTTTGACGGACAGTCTTTGTTGGGAATGTTGCCAGGATTTCCAAAGCTTTGGTCTTGGCTTCATTCAAAGGAAGCTTATCAAGTGTGCCAAGAATGGTAAGTTGTTCGTCTTTTGTCATGATATAAAGGCCTTTCAGGTTGGTATAAGCTTATCCTATACCAACCTGAGTTAATTGTACACAGTTATTTTAGTAACGCACCGATCCATGATAACCACACCGGAATATAAAACAAAAGTGATATGAACGGTGCAATGTTATCACGGTACTTCCAGCGGCGGCCGCTCTTTGATACTGACCGGGTTTTTCCCCATTCGCCCGGGAAAAAATACCCGAATGCCAATATCAAATAACCTGGCCACCACAGGAAGTACCTCATTACTTCAGCCGTGCCAGCAATCCGTGGTTACCGGCGTGTGATGGCGCTTCCCATCCAGCCGGCTTGATGAGATCCGGCAATCCAAGAGGATTCGGCCTGCTTGCCTTCACACCAACTTCCTTGGCCATATTTGCACGAAGGACACGATCCCATGCATTATAACTATCGATGCCCATTGCATC